ACATATGAAGATTCTACCGTAGCATTAGCGGTTGCATTTCCGTTTCCTAGTGTAGTCAAGTCAATTTGTGGAATGTATTGATAACCAGAACCACCAGTCAATACTCTAATACTAATGATTTGACCAGGTTGTGTATTACCAATAAATGGTGTCAACATTTCACCATCACTCATCAAAGCACGGATTTGCAAGTTTGCACCAGATGCTGAAACATTTGATGATGAAACAGTTATAGATGGGAAATTGTTTTGAACATAACCTTGTCCACCTAACAAATAATCTCCATACTTACCAATTTTTTTGTTTGTTGAAGTAGCAGTCCAATTTACATTGACATTAGCAGCTACTGAACTTGAAATAGAATTAATATAACGACTTTCGTTATTGACAATAACTCTATCACCAACTCTTAACTCGGTATTAAATGCAGTTCCTGTTCCAACAATTTGACAAGCATTATTGGTAATTGCAACTGTTCCCGTAATTCGTGATGGTTGAATTTCAACTTGTGTGATTGTTCCGTTGGCATTTACTGCTTTAATAGCTGCAGCTGCACCACGACCATTTGTTCCTAATGGATTACCACCAAAGACAACTTCATCACCAACAACATAACCTGTTCCACCATTGTTAATTTGAATACGACCAACTGAGCCAAAAGTTTTAATACTGAATGTATTATTGCCGGCAGTATATGAAGCACCAAAAGCATCTAGTGTTGGTGAAATTGTTGTGTTGGTGTTTGAGAAAATGACCAACACATTGGTGATTGGTCCTAAATCTGTTAATTCCAAAGAAGTCAATGCATCAGCAAGAACTGTATTTACATTTTCAGATGCTACAACTGCCGCTGGAAATCCATAATCTGCGGCTGAAATTAATGTGTTTGCATAAGTTTCAATTACATCATTCGTAACAGTATAGGTGTTTAATGTAGAATTCGCAATACCTGTAGCATCAATACCGTCAACAGCAAGGTCTAAAACTAATGGTGCAATACCTGATACAATAATATCAGAAGCATTTGCAAAACCAGCACCGCCATATCCAACAACGATAGCATCAATATAACCTTCTACAACATCATCAACGATAGCAGTAGCTGCCTCAGAGGCGCCACCACCTGTTACAATAACGGGGTCACCAACATTATAACTTGCGCCACCATCAATAACAGAAATTCTACTTACAATAGAATATGTGTCAGCTACAAGAGTAATTAAATTTCCATTGTCATCAATGATTTTGGTTTGAACTTCTTCACCGTTTCTAAAAGAAGAAACAAGTGTCTTATCACTAATAAAGATTTCAAATGGGAAACCAAGGTTTAATTGGTCGGTAATAATTCTCTTAGCGGCCTTTTCGATAAGAGCCGTAGCACCAGATGTTAAACCTGTTAATTGTCTATTTGTCAATAAGTCAATATTGAAATCTGTATAGACAACCTTAACTTCAGCATTTGCTGATGGTGCGGTATTGAATATTAATTTTTTTGATTCTTTACGAATATAATAATCGGTAGCATAAGTTTTTAAAACATCATTTACATAAACTTCTACTTCATCATTATTAACTTCTTGTGCTAAACTAAATGTTGTATTGCCTGAAGTTGTTGCATTGACAGATGTATTTCCGTTTGCTGTGTATATGCTACGAATATCGGTTTCAATACGAAGAATGTTGTCAACTGTCCACTTACCATCAGAGGCTCTTAAAACATTATTTTTTGGTAATAATATTTCAACCTCATCATTGAACAACATTCTGAATAAAAGTTTAAATGCCTTTTCAGAACCTTTAGATAGGTATAAAGGTAATACATTCTTAATTAAAAATGCTTTATCAACCTGAACATCATTTGGAATTAAAGTAGCATATGTGTTAAAAAAGTTGTTTTCAAAATCAGAAATTGATTGGTCAACATCCGAAATATAACGAATGTCTTTAGCCTTGGCCAACAAGTCATTTTTTTCTGTGCCTTGTTTGGTTTCAAGGTATTCGTAATAAGCTTCTAAGAATGTGATGAATAGGGGATATTCTTCCCTAATAAATTCAGGAACTTGCTTATTAACAAGTAATGAGTTTTTTAAATCAGACATTAAATTGTTTCAAGTGTGGTAACGATAGATGTTGGGTCTGTTTCATCAATGGTAATAATTGTATTACGATTTGATTGAATAATTCCTTTTTCTGCTTCAATAGTTAGGCGAATTAATCCATCGTCTGAAGAAACTGAACGAACATTAATGTCATTAATTGTAATGATGCCGGTATCGTAATTAATTTCACCAGCAGTAGAATCTACAACCTGTCTTTCAGCATTTGTATCATAATAGATTGTTCTTAAAACACCTGTTCTAGCATCAATCACAGCCGTAGCTGTTGCACCATAACCATTACCACCAGTAATTGTTACAATAGCACGAGTATAATCAATACCACGATTGGTAATTTCAATTTTTTGAATAGCGCCATTTACAATAGTAGCTGTTGCAGTAGCACCTGTACCATCACCAGTAATTGTGACTGTTGGTGCGGTTGTGTATCCTGTACCAGGATTTGTAACTAATACAGATGCAATACCAGAAAATGATTGTGGAATTTCATCAAAAGTAACTATTCGTGTTACACCATCAGAATCATTTACTGAGAATTCTGTTGATGTTAATTTGTTAGTGATTGTTCCACGATGAATAGGAACATTAAAATTAATTGTATAACTTTTTGATGAGCCTACTGTTGGTTCAAATCTTTTTTGAACACGAACAACTGTTTCAGAACCAATAATTGAGTTCCAATCTGTCTCATCAACATCATCTTGTAGTTTGGATAAAACAAAACGGGAATCAAATTTATTCAATTCTCTATCTCTATAACTAATAATAGCATTTCTAATTGAATTTTTAATTGCTGTTTCGCTATTTGTTGTTTTCTTGGGGTCGTATTGAACTTTATTTTCAACAATTAAGTATAGGTATTCGGGGTCTAAAATTTGTGATTGAACCGCTACAATAGCTTTTGGTGTAATAATTTCATCAATGATTCTTTGCTTTTCTGCTTCAGAAATATAATAATTTGATTTTGGTTTCATTGAAATAAAAACTTTACCATAAACAGGTGGGTCATTAGTTTCACCACCCCATACAGAAATAGAATCAATGTTTGGATAATTATTTAAAATATATGATTCATAATCTTTAAAAGTTACCAAACGATTTTGTGTTGAGAATTGTGCCGCTGCTGAGAATTTAATATTGTCAACAGATTCACGCTCTGCACCGCCAGAAGCTGCACTTACTGGAGTAATGGTAAAGTTTGTTTGTGAAACACTTAATGAATCTTGTAGTGTAGCTGTAGCAACAAAGTTGTTGGCTTTATTTGCGGCTGTTCCATTTGTTAAGAGGTAAGTAACTGCAACAGTAGAACCGTCTGCAATAGATTTACCAACAATGTCGTTACCAAAATAGATTTGATATTTTCCATCACGATTTTCTTGTAAGAAGTAAACTTCAGAACTAGCAGCCACATCCAAAATATCAGTAATATTATTATAGACCGATGATGCTGTATTTGCAGCTAAAGGACTTACAACAACTTTAATTGTGTCAGTATCAATGTTTGTATCTGGTAATGTAAATATTTGTTTTGGGTTTGAAGCTGAGTTATATGAGAAACTGTATGTTACTAATTGACCTTCATAGATTTCTAAGTTTTCAAATGAATAGGTTGTATTTGATTTTGTTACAGTTGTGTCATTTAAAACCACAAAGTTATATGATTTACTATCAATTTGATTTGATAAGAATGTAAAACCAGCAGGAATAGTTAATGTTGCAGCTGTGTTACTAGAAGCTGTTACATTAAAGTTAATAATTGCTACAGGTGATGAAGCTGAATATGGAACATAACCTAAAGTTTTAGCATGAGAAACGGTAGAATCTCTAAGCAAAGCAGTATCAAGGAATGATTCATTGGCAACCATGTTTAGATAGTAAGCATTATAGTGTGTATTATATGCCAACAAATCGATTAAGACAGAAAGGCCTGAGCCTTCAAAATCATAATCTGTAAACTCTGATTGCTGATTTAAGAATGTTTTTAAATTGGTCTTGATTGTATCAAAATCAAGTTCGGTTACTTTTAAACGGTCTACCATTTTTATCTAATCCGTTCTAGGAAAAAATTAATTGTAATTGGGTTTGGACTATTAACAATAAAAAACTCTAGTAGCACTTTATACCCATTTTCGTCTGGGGCTGCTATACAAGTTACTTTAGAAACTTGAGCTCTTGGCTCAAAGTTTTCAATAGTCTCTACGATATCTCTTTCAATCTGAGCTGCAGTAACACTATCCACATTTTCAAACAAAAGTCTGCGAATATTACTGCCAATTTCTGGTTGAAATGGGCGCTCGTAATGATTGGTCAAAACTAAATTTTTGACCGAGTTAATAACCGCATATTCATTCTTATGCGTATTAATGTCTTTTTTGACTGGATGAATTGTGAAATTCAAATCCAAGTCTTTAAAACTTCTTGAGTTTTGTATATCTACTGTTGCCATTTTCTATTTATCTAACCTGCAAAAACATTTCCAGACCCTTGTGCAACAGCTGAACCGCATGCCACAGAGTCTCCTATTCTCATTACTGCTTTTCCGTTTGCAAAAACTGTACCTGAACCACTAGATGCCGTTGAATCGTGGGAACTGGTTCCACAAACATGAACAACCCAATGGTCTCCAACCCTATGAACTCCTATGCCATTAACAAAAACATCACCAGAAGCCTCGTCATTAACTCGTGGTGGAAAACATCCATGACCTGTGCATTTGTCTCCCAATCGTGATATCGATGGCATTATACAAATTCCCTTAAAGCATCTCTTCCAGATGAATATTCATTTTGTATTGTTTTTGTAACCTGTAACATTCCTTCTGTTGTATCTATTGTATAAGTTATAACAATACTATTTCTAGGGTCAGCGGAATAATCATACACTTGCCTAGTAGAATCTAATTCATTAAAATTTAAAGAAGTTTTAAATTGTTCCAATAAATTCGATGAACCTCTTGTAATATGTTTGATAGATTTATTATCAAAAATATCTATGCTATATTTTCCTGTTATCGTTACAGTATCTACTGTATTGCTTATCGTTACTCCAGAACTTTCTAAACTGGTTGATACTGAAATTAAATTTCCATTAGCAACATCATCAAAAGTTATTGTAATAACATCAGTAAATTGTGTTTCAACTGCTGTTATTGGTAATGTTGTCGGTGAAGCTGTTGCCATTAATTCAAATCAATTTTTGGAGCAGTAAACTTCATGTTGCCGCCAGAATTAATGGTACAAGTTCCACCAATATCAGCACTAAAGTTGCCACCTATTTCCATAGTAGCGTTGCCGTCAATATAAACTTTAACATCGCCCTTAACATAAACAGAATCGTTACCAATAACGACTGTGAACTTATCTTTTTGGATGCGTTCCGCACGGTCTCCAGCAGGTCCCCATTCAATGTATGAACCTGCTCTGTGATACAGATGTATCCGTTCATTATCTTTCGTGTCATCAAACTCCATGGCATGCCCGGACTCTGATTCATAAACATTGTTATATGGGTAAGTGGCATTGTAGTATGGGTCTGGTTCTACCTTGCTTTCTTTCTTTGCCTTCTTCATAGAGACAATAGAATCTTCATTC